TTTGAATGCGCTTGTGGTGTAAATGTATATTCTCCTGAATGGGATGCTCTTATGAACCATGTTTTTAAGCATGGCAAGGAGCGTATAATTGCTGGAGATTATAAAGCATTTGATGGCAGAATGTCGCCAAGATTTATGTTGGCTGCATTCAAAATCCTTATTGAAATTGCTATTAAGTCCGGAAATTATGATGATGAAGATATTACTGTAATGCGTGGCATTGCAGCTGAAATCACCAACCCGACTTATGATCATTTTGGTACTTTGATTCAATTCTTTGGATCAAATCCATCAGGACATCCTTTGACTGTTGTGATTAATTCGATAGTAAATTCTCTTTATATGAGATATTGCTATTATGAGATTGCAAAAGAGGAGAAGTGGTGGAAAGTACCAAGATTCAATAAGGTTGTGGCATTAATGACTTATGGCGACGACAATGTTATGTCTGTTGCTAAAGGTTATGATGCCTTTAACCATACTCGTATTGCTAAGACTTTGGCAAATGCTGGATTAGAATATACTATGGCTGATAAAGAATCTGAGTCTGTGCCGTATATTACGGCTGCAGAAGCAGGTTTCTTAAAGCATAATGCTGTATATGATGAAGAATTGAAACTTTATCGTGCAGTTATTGAGGAAAACTCTATCCAAAAAACATTGCATACTCATTTGAAGAGTGATGTATTGTCAGAGGAAATGCATTCTGCTAGTGCTATTACTGATGTGCTTGATAAATATTTTCATTTTGGAGAAGAAGTTTATAATAAGCGTAAAAGTGAACTAGAAGAGGTTGCAAGAGAGTGTGGTTTGATAGGTTATGTTGGCGAGCTTAAGACTTACGAGGAGCAGATGATTTGCTTTTGTGAGAAATATGCTTGGCCAATGCCTTCACGATACCAGGCCTAGGTTGTAGGCCCGCGCTTGCAAGCGCGTTATAAATATGCCCTGCGTAGCAGCATGCAGGTTAAGTTGAAGACGCCAAATGAGGTAGTTACTTGCTTATTTCAAGGAACTTCCAGCCTGGAAATATGTAAAGAAAACTCATTTGATTGAACCCTGCCAGTCGGGGTACCCTTATTCAGGGGAGGAGAGTTGAGACTCCAAAAAGAGAAGCTCTGTATATATCTACATGATGCGGTATATGTATATATTAAATAAATTGCATTACTAATAATTTTTATAATTTATTTATAGCGTTGGTGGACGCTTTAATCCACCGCATTGTTAAATTTTCAAAGTTTAAGAAAACCCCAAAGCATGAGTATGAATCTCAATCTGAAACTATACGTTCAACTCCTATGGAAGGAAACGGTCAAGTTAAGACTCAGATTGTATCTTTTGCCGATGATGATGCTGGTTGGGCTGTCGATATAGGCAGTTCTGTTGATAGTACCATGAACTTGGCAGATAATACAAGTTCTGATTCTTTGGGAAATTTTCTTGGACGGCCAGTTACGGTTACAGCCATTAATTGGGTTGTAGGAGCG